AACAGCCATTGCAAGGGCATCTAAGCGGTCGTCATGTCTAATGCTGTTTTTCTCTTTGGTAATCCGAGTGAGTTGAAAGAAGAGTTGGTATTGGCTTCTAGTTTCGCTTGGGTAACTTTCTGTGGAGGAAAGGTCATGAAGGACTACATCCGTATCGACCATGAGCCGGTGTTGGTTAAGGACAGGCTCAAGGGTATCGATGATGCGGACTTCCTTTTGCTTTGTATGTCGGACCTCTTCAACGCTGCAGGGGTAGATCGTGCCGAGGTAGCGCTTGAGGAGCTCAGAGAACATCCCGAGGCCGAGGTTACTTTCAACCAATATTTGCTTGACCTTGTACTCCTTAGCGATGAGGGCAAGCTTCTTGAGGTTAGGTTCGCTGTAACCACCCCGAAGGCCACCGCTAGCAAGGAGGAAAAGATTACCGTTCAAGTATGCAACTACCGAGTAGCCAAGCTCGTCGCTGCCGCGTCCAGAGGGGTCAACAGCCATGACAACCCCGGTGTATTCAAGAAACTCATCCCCTATCTGGGCAGGTTTGTAGAAAAGATCACCATGAAGGCCGACAGAGGGTAGGTCTAGGGCTTTATCGCCGTTAGCCATCCACACAACCTTATTAGGGCCTTGTTCACGGTTTAAACGGAACACACAGAGGTCTCTGAGCTTGAGAGGAAACCGTTCCTCATCACTCAGTGAGATGTCCAACAGGAATTGAAGGTTGAACGTAGACCGACCAATAGAAAGCTGTCTGGCTTCTAGTTCTTCCCAGTCAAAGCGTCCAGGGTCTACAGGGTGTCCAGCGAGGGAGGAGTCTTTGGCTAGGTCAGCTTTGATCCGAGGTGCAAGGCGATCACCGTAATAATCCTTAAACTTCTTGTTAGTGGGGTACAAAGCAGGCCAAATCCTGACTTCGTAGCCAGAAACCTCAAGCTTTGCGTAAACACTGTCTTGGGTGTGAGGAGTGCCAAGGAACACAATCTCCCCACCGGGTTTAATAACGGAGTCAAACTCTTTGATTGATTCCCGAAGCTTGTCTCGGATCAGTTGGGTTTCGCAGGACTGTGGTGTCTCAACGTCGTCAGCAACGATAAGATCAGCGCGTGAGCCAGTAATCTGACCAAAAATGCCGCTGGAACGTACTGAAGGAGACTGGTCTGGTTTCGCTCCGTAAACGTCAAAAGCAACTTTTGAGAACCGTTGGGTGTCGCTAGGGAACAGGTCTTTGACCATGAACCAGTTTCGGAGCAGGTCATGACAAAAGACGGAGAACGCATCAGCACGGTCCTGAGCTGCAGAGATCACCAGCACCTTACAGTCTGGATCCCGACGTAGCCTCCACAGCACATAGCCAGCCGTAAGGAACGACTTACCGCAGCCCCTGTACGCCATGATGATGCGCCGACTAGGACCCTCCTGAAGGTAGTCAGCTACTTGGTATTGAACCGGTGTAGGGCTAGGAAGCCGGAGGTAATGCCAAAGGTGTGTAGCAAAAACAGGAAAACTAGCTACAGCATCCTGAATAATTTGTTCAGTTTGTTTTGAAGTCCTTGGCATTGTTGGCCCACTTGAACACTTGGCTCAAGTTATTCTGCAGGATCAAATTCATTTGGATGAAATGCAGCAGATACTTCTCCAGGTCTTCTCGTTTGGCATTTGGAATATCTCGCTTCATACGCTCCACCCGTAGCTGCTGCTCTATGGAGAGATTGAGATTGGGCATAGGCGGTAGTTCGTCCATTGCTCGATTTGCGTAGCTCGCTCCTCACAATAGTCAGGGGTGCCTTGAAACCAAGTTTTCCAGTGAAAGCTGCCCTTTTCGTGGTTACAACGCTTACAAGCTGGGACGATGTTGGTTGCTAAATCCTCACCACCTTTAGTTTTGGGGTGAACGTGATCAAGAGTTAGGTCACTGCTTTGAACCCCGCAGTAGGCACATTTACAGCCAAAGGCATCTTTGATTGACTGTCTCCATTGCTTAACCGCTTCACGACGCTGGAGGGCTTGAAGGTTCGCCATAGCAGCCTCAGGGGTCATATAGACAAAGCCCCCGGCAGGCGAACGAATCACCATACCGAGGGCTCTGCTTTGTACATAAAGGAAGGATTAGTTCCTAAGCACTAATATAAGACCTAACTTTCTTCATATCGACTTCTGGCAAAGCAGAAATCATTTCGGAGATAGCAGAAACATCACCACCGTTAAGAGCAGTAATGCCTTGATCTTTAAGGAACTTAATTGCGTTTGCAAGGTCAGATGCTTTTACATCATCACGATTCAACTGATCAATAAGTTTGGTGGCTACCAGACGGTGAAGAGAATAAAGATCACCTTCTGAAGCCAGACCTTCAGTCTTATTTAGAGACTTTTTTGGAGCGGCTGCCATAAAGAACTCGGAATAGTTTCACTCCCAATTGTATGAGACTGTTTTCTTTCAAACGAGAAACAGCAATAAGTTCAGAAGCAGCAAAAGCACTCAGCCAAAGAGCTGCTTGCACTGAAGGATCAGAGAGGTCCATAGGAATAATTAGGACGGTTTCTTGATCAAGATAGCCCAACCCGACCCAGGACCTTCAACAAGCCACCTTTTATTCCAGTTCTTTTGGCTATAAGCCACGCCTTTACCCTTCGTGTGGTTGACATATCCTCCACGGACCATATCGGCCTCACCATTAGGGTCGTGATGTATCCAAGCACCTTCTGTGTAACCAATGATCACACTGTAATGCCCAGAGCCGCTAGGAGCCCCTACAAGGCCCTTGTGGAGCCATCCGACTACTACAGGCCTACCAGCGTCTATCTCGCCTCTGAGGAGCTCTGGGGTGCCGTTCTGGATGAATTTAGGATCTAGTCCAAGGTATTTGAGGGCCTTGAGTTGAGCATCGGCGCTTGTAGAGTCCCCATAGCGTGCCCTGAGCTTGTTATACGCATCGTCACCTTTGATCTTGCCGTAGTAGCTAGCCACCATGGCACAACTAGAGCTGAAACACTCCCGATACCCAGTGGGTCCATTGTCTAGTTGGTACTCGTAAGGTACCTTTAGCAACTTTCCCGCTTGTTGTACCTCCTGCTTTGGCCGTTGACGTTGAACAAGTGTTATCAACTTTGCGGCATAAACAGGATCTGTTGCATATCCTTGTTTTGTTAATTGTTGAGCTGCTTCTAACGTCGTTTTTGCGTTATTAATTCCACTGTATTGTTTGTAATTTTTGTACCACCTGGTAACAAGGTATTCAACACACTCTTTGAGAGAACCAAAATTAAGAAACCCGTCCCGAACAGAAATAGGTACTCCATTTACATACTCCGTGGTGTTGACGGAAGAACCTTTACCTTTTAAACCAAAGTAATTGTGAGTGCCTGATGTGGATCGACCCCAGTTACTTTCAAGAGCCCACTGAGCAGCTACTAGCTCTGGAAACTTTGCTCCAGCTTCACGAGCAAGTTCTACTACACCGTCCCACGAGCCGTTACTGGGAATTGTGTTCTTTGGGCCTGATCGCCACAAATCAGAAAATTTTGCCAAGATTCCAGGAGGCGTATTGTCCTCTAGGAAATCCAAAGCAAAGTTTTGATGTTCTTGATCGCTGTAGTACTTAGCTACGTCACGAAGAGAGATGTCGGCCATTGAGAAGAATCCGGTCGAGTTTCTCGTCGATGTGTTGAATCCGCTGGTCAATGCGGTCCATCATCGGCATGAGCTCGTCCTTTCTAACAAACTCTTTGTGAACCGTCATCTCTACTTGGTCAATACGACGGTCAAGCTCTGAATGCCGCTTATGTGACCAAGCAAAGGTACCACCAGCAAGACTAGCGATACCAAGGATTGTGGACAGGAGAAAGGAAGGATCCATTAGGCCATACCGCTAAAAATAGAACCAGGACGGTATTGATGTCCAGAAGGGAGCGGTTTGGTTTCTTGGATGGAAGGGAGGTTGGGACCACTGCCACTAGGCTTTTGACCTTCACGTTTGATTTCAAATGACGGCATGGTTATTTACCTTTGGGTACACAGTTAGGAACAGTTTTGGTACCTTTCTTTTTGGTACCAACCATTTCGTAGCCTTTCCAGCAGGGTCCTTTAGCCATTAACCTTCTCCTTTAACTTTGGTGTTGTATTTACGACCACGCCAAGAAAAGTCCTGACGACCAGACTGACGAGCAGCAGCAAAGGCATCATCAAACGAACCTTTATCTGCTTTCATTTGCTGATCACGAAGCTCCATTTGCCGTTTACCTTTGGCTTCGTTGTAATACTCCTGCTTCATTTGAGAAGTCAGCCCAGGAGCCTTTGCAGCACCAGCAGAAAGACCAGCAGCGGCTGCAGCGAGATGAGGCAGGACCATGGACAGACGAGACAACATACCGCCTCCAGAAGCCCCTGCAGCGGTTCTAGCGGCCCCTGAGGTAGTCACAGTGCCAGGCATATTGGCCCGAGGCAACCGAGCCGTTTGCATAGGCCGTTCGTTACCTTTAGGGGTCGGAAGATTACGACCTCGTTGAGTGGCTCCTTGACCTTCAGGAGCGTAGCGACCCGCATTACTACGAGTCTGTCCGCCGCGTTTAATAGGCATAATAATTACTTGGTTTTATAACCTTTTTTCATCTTGCCACCCTTTTGGATCTGTGGCTTACCTGCAGCTTTGGCTTCTTTAGACCAACGCTTAGCAATCTCAGGATTCTGAGAATACATATAACGCATTTGTTTTTCGGAACTAAACGGCAT